TGCGGAGAAGCTTAAAACCGTGGTGCGGCATCCGATAAGGAAAATGGATTTATAATTCAAGATTTATGATTTTTGAGAAAAATTAAATAATTTATTTTTAAGTTGCACGGTTTCGTGCAACTTTTTCTATTTTCTGGGGTATGGGTGGAGATGAGGTAATGACGGAGAGAGAAAGGGAAATAAAAAAGACAAAGGCAGAAAGGGAGAAGCTCTTAAAAAGGCTCAATCAGATGGCGTTCGGCAGTGCCAACGACGTTGCAAAGCTTGCGCTTAACGCAGGGGAGCTAATGACGGAGGAACTGGAGGGGTTAGACCTTACTATGCTATCCGAAATTAAGCGGGCGCAAGGCGGAGCGGTGGAGGTGAAGCTTATTAACAGGCTGGAGGTCATAAAGCTGCTTTTACAGGAGTTAGAGCCGGTTGAGGTGACTGGCGGCGGAGCGGCAGAGCTTATTGCGGCGATTGGGGACGCGGCAAAGGGAGCGGAGATAGAGCTAAGTGAAAATTAAGAAGATTTCTCCAAAACAGCTCAAGGTGCTTACATGGTGGATGGGCGGGAGCGGGAAAAACTTTGACGCGATAATATGCGATGGTGCGATACGCTCCGGCAAGACCCTCTTTATGGGGATGTCATTTATCATGTGGGCGATGAACGGATTTTCAGGGCAGAAATTCGGGATGTGCGGAAAGACGATAGTGTCGCTAAAGAGGAACGTGATCGATGTGGTGCTGCCGATATTAAGGGAGCTGGGGTACAGATGCGAGGAAAAGGTGTCGAGAAATCTGCTCATAGTCAGCGCAGACGGGAGAGTAAACGAGTTTTACTTTTTCGGAGGAAAGGACGAGGGGTCGGCGGCGCTTGTACAGGGTGTCACATTTGCTGGGGTTCTTTTTGATGAGGTGGCGCTTCAGCCGCGTTCTTTTGTGGAGCAGGCGCTGGCACGATGCAGCGTAGAGGGGAGCAGGTTCTGGTTTAACTGCAATCCGGAGTCGCCGGCGCACTGGTTTTACAGGGAGTGGATAACCAGAAGAGAGGCGCGGCGGGCGCTGTACCTGCACTTTACAATGGAGGACAATCCGTCACTGTCGGATAAGATGCGGGATAGGTACAGGAGAATGTACACCGGTGCGTTTTATGACAGGTTCATCCTTGGAAAGTGGGTGCAGGCACAGGGAAGAGTTTACGACTTTTTTGACGAGAGCTACATTCGTGATGCGCCGGAGGGGACGGCGGAAAAATACTACGTATCCTGCGATTACGGTACGGCAAATCCTACGTCCTTTGGACTGTGGGGACTTTATGACGGGGTGTGGTACAGAGTGAAGGAATACTATTTTGATTCGCGCAGAGAGGGGTACCAAAAGACGGATGAGGACTACGCCGAGGAGCTTAGAAAGTTTATCGGAGAAAGGAACGTGCAGGCGGTGATTGTTGACCCGTCGGCGGCAAGCTTTATCGAGACGCTAAGAAGAAAGAATATTAGAGTCTTGAAGGCGAAAAACGATGTGGTGACGGGGATAAGGCTGACGGCAGACTATCTTAAAAGCAAAAAAATTGTAATTTGCAGGGAGTGCGAGGACGCAATACGGGAGTTTTCACTATATGTGTGGGACGAGAGCGCCGGAAGCGATACACCGAAGAAAACGAACGATCACAGCATGGACGAGATAAGGTACTTTGTCAGTACGGTCCTATCGGCGCAGGACGAGGATTTTGCCGTTATATCGGCAAGAAGGTAGAGATAAAAATTTACGATGATGGTAGGAGAGAAAGATGGGCTTATTTAAACGAAGCACTCCGGCAAGTGCGTCGGCGGTGCAGATGCGCACAAGGGAGAGCCACCCATTTTCGATAATGGACGGATATGTGCCGCTGAGAAACGGAGAGATAAGGCTTTACCGGGCTATACGGGAGGCGGTGCCGGCGATAGATGCCGCCGTAGTTAAGCTTATTCGCCTTACGGGTGGAGTTACGGTAAAGTGCAGCAATGTAGCGGTGGAAAAGAAGATGCAAAGGTTCCTGTCCGCCGTTCCGGTGGGACGGGGACAGCGGGGCATAAACGCATTTTTAGATCAGTATGTGGATTCCATGATAACCTGCGGACGGGGCATCGGAGAGATAGTTCTCACGTCCGGCAAAAATGTAGGGGCGCTTTTATGCGGAGATCCGGAAAAAATAAGCATTAAGGAGGGTGAAAGCCCACTTGATATGAAGATATGTATGCCGGACGATACGGGGAAGATGCAGGAGCTTCCCTATCAGGAGCTTTTGCTATTTACGCCGTATAATCCCGAGGCGGCAAATCCATATGGGGTGTCAATGCTGCGCTCCATGCCGTTTCTGGCAGACGTGCTAATGAAGATTTATAACGCTGTGGGAGTAAATTGGGACAGAGCGGGCAATGTACGTTTTGCGGTCACATATAAGCCGAAAAGTGACGGCGACAGAACCATGGCGAAGGAGCGAGCCGAGCAGATAGCAAAAGAGTGGAGCAGCGCTATGCAGTCGGTAAAGTCCGGAGCCGTTAAGGATTTCGTTGCTGTGGGAGATGTGGATATTAAGGTCATAGGCGCGGACGGTCAGATACTAGATAGCGAGGTACCGGTGCGGCAGATAATGGAACAGCTTATCGCAAGAACGGGAATACCGCCGTTTATGCTTGGCTTTAGCTGGTCGTCAACGGAGAGAATGTCTGCACAGCAGGCAGATATTCTAACGAGCGAGATAACAGCCATGAGACGAACCCTTGAGCCGATGGTGGAGAAAATTTGCGATATGTGGTTAAGACTAAATGGCTACTCCTGCGACTATGAGCTTGTCTGGGAGGATATAAACCTTCAGGACGAGACTGAGGAAGCTCATGCGGAGCTTTATAGAGCCGAGGCTGAATATTATCTCGCGCAGGCTCAGCAGATAAAGAAGGAAATGGGGGAAAAGGATGAAGGTAACTAAAGAGGCTAAGACCGGCAAAACTATGGACGCAACGGAGGAAAAGCTCGCGCTAATTAACCGGTATTCCAAAAAGCAGCTTACAGCCGAGGATGTGTTTATTTTCGACATTAAGCTGTGCGATAACGAGGTGGATAGGGACAGCGAGAGATTTTCAAAGGCAGCACTTGAGGGGCTTGCGGAGCTTTTTGTGGGCAAGACAGGCATCTTTGATCACGAGTGGTCGGCAAAGGGACAAGTTGCGAGAATATTTGCTGCCGAGGTCTGTGAGGAGCCGGAGAGATCGACGATAGCAGGTGAGTGCTACGCATATTTAAAGGCATCTGCCTATATGCTCCGCGCCGGTAATAAGGAGCTTATTGCCCAGATTGAGGGCGGCATAAAAAGAGAGGTGTCCGTTGGGTGCAGCGTAAAGAGCGCTGTGTGCAGCATTTGCGGCAGAACACGAGACAGCGGAAAGTGCGGACACACGGCGGGAGAAGTCTACGACGGTAAGACCTGCTATTTTACATTGGAGGAGCCGGAGGATGCCTATGAGTGGTCGTTTGTTGCGGTTCCTGCACAAAAGGAGGCAGGAGTAATTAAAAAATTCGGGAAGAAGCCGGCAAATTCCATTGAAAAGCTATTGGACGAGGGCGGCAGCGAAAAGCTACGCAAGGAGTACGAGGAAATAAAGCTCAAGGCAGCCGCGGGAGAAAGGTACCTTGCGGGGCTTCGTGAGCAGGTTGTGAAGTTAGGAGTAAAGTCGGGAGTCGGATTTGAGGAAAAGCTTCTTAAGAATGTTTGCGAAAAGCTATCGGAAGATGAGTTACAGTGCTTTAAGGGAGTATTTGAGAGACGACTCGATGAGAGCTTTCCTATGACAGTACAGCTAAAGGGAAAGACGAAGGTTGAGCGCTTTTCAGATGAGGAATTTTTGATATAAGGGCAGAAATGCTGCCATCAATACGAAAGAAATCGGCAATGCCGATTTTAATATATAAATTTTGGAGGATTAAAGATGAGTTATCATTACGAAAATTTGAAGCTTGAAAAGGGTATGTATCAGGAGGCAGGCAAGAGCTTTACACAGGTTCTGGAAAATGCCGACCCAAGCGAAAACTATAAGGGTACTTCCCTTGAGGGACTTGACGCTTATCAGCGTCAGCTTAAGCGATTTGGCATTAAGGTAAAGGGCGCAGGCAGCGATATTGTTGAGAAGTTCTTTAGAACAAGTGAGTCGTCTGTACTGTTTCCAGAGTATGTTTCGCGCTCCGTAAGATGCGGCATGGAGGAGGACAATGTTCTTCCCAGCATCACGGCGGCAACAACACAGTTTGACGGACTGGACTATCGCTCTATTTACTCTGTTCCCGCAGATGATGATAAGAAGCTCAAGCGAGTTGAGGAGGGCGCGGAGATTCCCACAACGGAGATCACAACCGCTGAACACGCGGTGAAGCTTTATAAGCGCGGCAGAATGCTTGTGGCATCCTATGAGGCTATACGCTTCCAGCGACTTGACCTGTTTTCTGTTATGCTCCGTCAGATAGGTAATCAGATAATGCGTATGCATCTTGATGACGCTATCGCAGTTATCAAGGACGGCGACGGCAATCAGAACGCCGCAGATAAGCTCTGCATCGGTACAGCGCCGCTTTCCGGAACAAAGGGCGAGCTTACATACAAGTCACTTTTGGAGTTCTGGAGCCAGTTTAAGGATTATTCTCTTAACACGCTTCTTGTTCCGTCTGACGTTATGCTTAAGATGCTGGCACTGCCGGAATTTCAAAATCCGCTTACCGGTCTTAACTTCCAGGGTACCGGAGAGCTTGCTAATCCCTTGGGATGCAAGCTTATTAAGACGGACGCAGTGGAGTCAGGTCAGATAATCGGTCTTGATAGACGCTATGCCCTTGAGATGGTAAGCGCATCTGATGTGAATGTGGAGTACGACAGACTTATCGACCGTCAGCTTGAGCGCGCTGCAATTACCAGCATTTCAGGCTTTGCAAAGCTCTACACTGACGCATCAAAGATTCTTGAGGTTTAAGGAGTTGGGCGGCGATGTATGTTGATGAAATAGCACAGAGCGCCGGTGAAATTGCAAGCATAGGCGAGAGCGAGATAAGAGCCTATGCCTACATCGCGGAGCTTGAGCTTATGAAAAGGCTAAAGAACGATGTGACAGTCGAAGATATAAGGGATGCGTTTATCGCCGCCGCATCCCTGCTGGCGGTGAGTCTATACTTTTCTATGGAGAGCGGCGTTTCTTGGAGCGCGGGGTCTTTGTCCGTAAAGCGAGAAGGCGATTCAATAGCAGACACGCTGCGACTTGAGGCGGAGACGATGCTCTCGGGATATATAGAGGACGAGGAATTTTACTTTTTGGGGGCGGACGGATGAGCATATTTGCCGGAATAATTGAGCGCTACGGCGATGAAGCGGTCATACACGGCGAAGAGGACATTGCTTGCAGGTGCTTCATTGAGCCGATACTGTCCAAAAATATCGAAAAGACGTGGAGCCAGATGAGCCGGGTCGGAGCGCGGGATGGAGCGAGATTTTACGGATTCTTCCCGCCCGAGGTCAGTATGCCGAAAAAGGGGTATGTGACTTGCGGGGACAGGCAGTTTGATATTTTGAGGACTGAGAGCTTCAAGGTGTACGGCAAGGTATCCCACTTTGAGGCGCTAATGAGAATAAGACCGGAGGGCGAGCATGACGGAACTTGATAGTGTCGTATCGGCGGTGATTGATACGCTGGGCAGTAAAAAACTGAGGAGCGTTGGCGCATTTCCGAAAAGCGATTTTGTAAGATACAAGTCTCCTGTAATAGCTGTTGGTGTTAAGGCGG